GGTGAGAGTAGGTGACCTCTCCTTAAAACTTTTCCATAAAACCACGAAAACCCAGTAAACATAGGGGATTCCGGAGGAGCATGAAAATGGAAGACGAAGTGAGTGAAGTAGATGACTTAGGTGATATTGACCTGTTGGATATAAAGGATAGAAAAGCTATTGCTCTTGCCGTTCTGGCAGAAGCAAAAGCCCAACGCTTGATGGGTAACTTGATAGCGATGGACTTGGTAGTTGAAATAATATATGATGTTTTCTCGACTGTCCAAGCCTATCTTGCTTCTCTCGGAACTAATCTTGCGAACGATCTTGCTCTGATGGATGATCCGAGGCAGATTGATAATCATATACATAGCAATGTAATAAAATTCATCCAAGGAAACTTGGATAAAAATAATGTTAAAGAAACGATAAAATCTCTTGTCTTGGTAAGAGAGGAAAGGATTAAGAAAAGAAGTGGAAAGATTTGACCCGTTTTTCGCAACAAGAGTCCTTGAGGGCATTGACATTGACCGAGACTCCTTAGAAGCAATTTCTGAGTCTCTGAGCCAAGCAATGTGCGTATTCCCAAAAAGGGATGCCGCCGAATGGGCGAAAGAAAAACGAGTTCTGTCGAAGGAATCCAGTAGACCTGGAAAGTTCGACGTTGCACTTACTCCTTATCTTATTCCTGTATACCGAGCCTTGCATGAGAATCGGTATAGAAAGTACGTATTGATTCTGCCGACCCAATCGGGGAAAACTGAAGTAGGCTTGAACTTAATAGGTCAGACGTTCGACGAGCAGAGGAAACCTGTTCTGTATGTTGGTCCGACACAAGCTCTTGCCGCTGCTATAAGTCGCAGAATTGATACTATGTTCAACCGGATACCTTCAATGAGGGGCTTAATCAGCCGAGCAAAAATAAATAACTCCGGTGAGAAAATCATTGGTGGTGTAAGGCTTGGAATGGCTTGGAGCTCCTCAGAGCCGGGTATGTCGTCTCATCCTGCTGCTATCGTTATCTGTGATGAGGTTGACAAATTCAACGACGCTTGTGGTGAATCGGGTGACCCCCTGGAAAACGCAGAGTCAAGATGTTCGAGTTTTGATAACTATCAATTAATATTGTACTCCTCCCCCTCAAAAGGGAAAATCAAGAAACATTTTGACGAGGGTACAAGCTATACGTGGAATTGGGCTTGCCCTAAATGCGGTAGATACTTTGCTCCTGTCTCTAAGATGCTGAAATGGAGTGAAAATTCTACTCCTGCACAAGCAGAAAGGAACGCTTATCTCGAATGCCCTACATGTGAGTACCACATATTAGATATGGATAAAGTTGACATGAACGAGAAAGGTATCTACCTTGCTCCTGGTCAAGATGTTGATGAAAAGGGCATCATAATTGGGGGTGAACTGGAAGAGACATTGACTGTGTCTTGGAGAGTCAACGGTATGTGTTCCCCCTGGTTGTCTAAATCTTTCGGCAAAATGGCTGGAAGACTGCTAAAAGCTTACAGATCTAAAGAGAGTGAGCGTATAAAAGCGGTCATCACATCTGAGTTTGCCGAGGATTGGGAGGAAAAGGGTGATGCACCTGAGATTTCCGATATCGATACTTGCATCAAACCTTATCGGATGACAGAGATACCTGAAGGTGTCGAAATGTTATTGTCTGGCGTTGACGTTCAAAAGAGAGGTCTATACTACGTAATACGCGGCTTTGGATACGGTCTTGAGTCCTGGTTGGTAGATAGAGGTTATATTGAAGGTGACACAGACAAACATAGGGTTTGGCAAGAGCTAGAGAGACTAGTAGTTAGGCGTACTATAGTCGGAGAGGACGAGCAGTTTTTTCCGGTTAGTATGGTAGGTATTGATGCAAGATACAGAACTGATATGGTATATGACTTCTGTAATCACTATAACGGTTACTGTTTCCCCATTCTCGGACATGAGAGTAATAATATGACTCCTGTTACGAGGAAAGAAATTAACAGGAACATTAATTATAAGGGCAACAAGACTTTACGTAAGTTTAGCGTTTACCACATTGACGATGGTTTCTATAAGAAATGGGTGTTCAGTCGGTTACGTTGGGATCCTACGGTTCCTGGCGGGTGGTGGTTACCTGAAGATATAGACGATTTTTATAAGAAAAGTGTTGTCTCCGAAGAACTTATGATAAAAGCTTCCGGGAGGCAAAGTTGGAGATTGAAATTCCGGGAGAATCACTATCTTGATTGTGAAAAGATATTGGGAGCAATGACAACCATAGGTAACTTAGGGGCTTATAGTAGGAGTAGAGGAGCATGACAAACACAGAAATACTAGCAAAAGTAGAGGAGGCTATATCAGCTACTCTGACAGGAGGATATAAATACTCAGTTCCTGGACTATCTATTGAGAGGCCCGAATTAGCTGATCTTACCAAATATAGATCTTATTTAATTGGAGCTATACTTCGAGAAAAAAACGGAGGGGGTATTACTTACCAGATAGGAATAATGAAATGATTTACGATGCGAGTAAAACCACCGGGAAAGAGTCGACCTGGAAAACAATACTTACTGCTCCTAGAGATGATGACTCGGAATACGAGCGATTGTCAATAACTGCAAGAGCAGACGACGCTTACAAGAATAACCCTCTTGCTAAATCAGCAATCGAAAGGGTTGTTGACTTCACAATTGGGTGTGGGATGAGACTTTACGTTAATCTCGACCACGAAGCTCTTGGCATATCGAAAGAAGAAGCACAAGTATATGGTAGACAGTACGAGAGGGAATTCGACCTGTGGGCTTCGAGTAAGAACAGCGATGCTCAGAGGACTTTACCTTTTTACGCTATGCAGGCATTAGTCATGACAACTGCTGACTTGCGGGGGGATTGCTTTGTCGACACCCCTATGATACCAAGCCGAGGTAGGTATGAACTATCTCTAAATCTGATAGAAGGTGATAGAGTTTCTAATCCTTACTTGGCCCTAGACAGGGATAAGTTGACTAATGGCATAGAGTTAGATAAATGGGGAGCTCCGTGTAGATATCACATAAGAAAAGCACACCCTGCCGACGTCGAAAGCCAGAATAAAGCGTATGAGTGGGACAGTTTCCCAAGATATGTTAACGGATTTGAGAGAGTATTACACGTATTCAGGAAAAGAAGGGGCTACAGGGGGGTATCGATACTCTCTACGGCACTCAAGACACTTAGAAAAATATCTCAACTGGATGAAGCAGAGTTAGATGCAGCCGTTTTGAATGCTCTATTTGCAGTAATATCTCAGACACCCACAGGTGAAGGAATTGGATTTCCTCAGCAAAGGTATGGGGTTACTGAAACCGAGACCGGAGCTATTCCATTGAATAAAGAAGAAAAAAAGAACAGTGTACTTGATACCGGACTTATTGTTAACAAGATGGAAGGTGACAAAATAGAATTTGTCGATCCAAAAAGGCCTAATATTAACGTAATGAACTATACTGCAGAGCTCTATAAACGTCTGGCTTCTGGAATGGGTATCCCAGTTGAGGAGCTAATGTTAAACTACAACAAGAGTTATAGTGCTTCGAGAGCTGCAATGTTAAGGGCTTGGGAAAAATACAAAATTCTAAGATATTGGATTGAATACAGCTTGTGCGACCCGATTTACAAACTGTGGTTTCACGAGGCATATGTAAAAGGGTACATTCAAGCCCCAGGATATGAAGATCCTAGATTTAGAGATTATTGGAATCAATCAGACTGGATAGGGGTCGGTAAAGGTAGTATTGATGAGCTAAAAGAAGCTCAGGCCGCTACTGAAAGAATTGCTAATGGTACTTCTAACATTCAAATTGAGTCACGGGAGCAAAAAGGTCGTGATTATTTTAGAGAAGTACACAGCCAAAGAGTATTAGAAACTACTAAGAGAAAAGAGGACGGTTTAGAGGGAGGAGGAGGTAAAAATGGAATTGTGGCTGATGATGTTAGTTAGCATCCCCCAGGCAACTGAAAAATTATATGACAAATTTAGAGCATCTGTTGGTAGTATGGGGGGTAATGTTTCTAAACCATATAGAGTTGAAAAAGGAAGGGCTAAAATACCCGTAACTGGTGTCCTAGAGAGGAATTTATCTTTTTTTGGCTGGCTTTATGGAGGCACCTCCACTCAAGAGATTGCTAAAAAAATAAAGATAGCAGAAGCCGACTATCAGGTGGAGAGTATAGATTTTGTTATAGATTCCCCTGGAGGTGAAGTAGAAGGCACTTCTCAACTAGCTGAAGCTATTTACGCGGTAAAGAAGCCTACCAGAGCTATCGTAGAAGGTAGTTGTGCTAGTGCGGCTTACTGGATTGCTAGTGCGACTGATGAGATTCTCTTAACTTCCGGTACTAACGTAGTTGGAAGTATCGGAGTTGTCGTGAGTCATACCGATATGTCGAAAGCTTTGGAAATGCAAGGAAAGAAAGTAACAGAAATAACGGCGGGACAATTTAAGCGTGTTGCATCTTCGCTCAAACCTCTGGACGAGGCAGGAAGATCAGAATTACAAAGTCAAGCCGATTACATATATAGTGTTTTTGTGGAAGCTGTGGCAAAATTTAGAGGTAAGACCCCTAAAGAAGTACTAAAAGCAGCAGATGGTAAAATTTATATCGGTCAGCAAGCTATTGATATAGGTCTAGCTGACGGTTATTTAATTGAGGGTGAAAATATGGACATAACTTTGGAACTGATCAAGAAAGAAGCTCCTGAACTGCTTGGTAGCATTCAAGCAGAAGCTACTGAAATAGGAGTTGCAAAAGGTATCGAACAGGAGCAAGACAGGATCAAAAAAATAATGTCTCTCGACAGTGTAAATACCAGAGACACAGTACTCAAGGCAATTTCTGATCCTGAGGCTAGTTTTGAATCTGTTTCAGTTGATATAGCAAAAGGTGTTATAGATGGGACTTTCCGGGCTTCTATGGACGATCTAAGAAACAGAGAAGATGTACCCGCGGGTGCTGCAAATGAGAGCCCAGACGAGGACGAGAAAGAGAGAGAACAGTTTCTAGCCAACGTTAAAGCTGGAGCAAATAATTATAAAAGGAGTTAAGGATGACACTAGGAATGACTACAGATTCTTACAGTTATGATAATTTCATAGCTGGAGAGACTCAGATTGAGACCAAAGAGGTCGAAATAGCTTCTGGAGAGGGAGTTGTAGCAGATTATACCGTATTAGGCAAGGCAAACCAAGCAGTTGGTACTGTGGTTGTAGGTTCTGGAAATACCGGAGACGGGACTATTAACACCCCAACTTTGGGCACAAATGCTAAACTGGGTACCTATCAAGTTAGATTATCTGGGGCTACTACTTTTTATGTGCTGACACCAGAAGGTGAGGCGTTAGCTGATGGGAGTACAGGTGTTGACTACGTTGTGGGAGACCAGATTAAATTTAAGGTAACTGCGGGTTCTACACCTTTTGCCGCTGGTGATACTTTCGATATACCGGTAAATAGAGTTGCTGACCCTAAGTATAAGGTTTGCAAAGCAACAAATGTTGACGGATCGCAGTACCCGGATTGTATTCTAGTAGAGGGCGTTGATGCTACAAGTGCTCCAAAAACAGGCCTAGCTTATATTAAGGGTGTTTTTAACACATCAAAGGTAGTTGTACACAGCTCTCTAGTATTGGCCGAAGTAGAGGAAGATCTAGAGAATATTATATTTAGAAGCGTGGAGGATTAATTATGGCTTATGATATGTTTTCTGCATACGCATTAACTGATGCTATTCAGACTATACCCAAATGTACAAAAGGTATTTTGAATACCTTTTTTAGGGGCACAAAGAATTTTGATACCGAGTATGTCGAGCTACATATGAAAAAAGGTAAGAGAAGAATGGCTCCTTTTTGCTCTGACAATAGTCAAGCAACAATTATAGCTAAAGACGGTTTCGATGTTCTAACTTTCAAACCTGCAAGAATCAGAATGAAGAAGAATTTCGAAGCTAAAGATATGCAGGTTAGGGGTATGGGTCAACCAATTCACTATCAGGGTTCTAGTTCACCCAACGCTAGGCTACAAAGTCAGATAGGAGAGGATCTAGCGGATCTAGATGAGAGAATTGCATTCAGAGAGGAGTGGATGGCCGCAAAAGCCCTAACTACGGGTAAAGTTCCAGTTATAGGAGATGGGGTCAATACTGAGATAGATTATCTGTTTGAGAGTTGGCAACTACCTACCTTAACTGGTACTGCCGTATGGACGAATGCAGCAAGTGATCCACTTAGTGACCTAAGAGGCTGGGCTACTTCTATTTCCCAGAAATCAGGCTTAGTTGCTGATGTTGTACTACTCGGAAAAGATGCAGCAAACGCATTACTTAAGAACGTTAACGTATTGAAGGCACTCGATAACAGACGTGTCCAAATGGGACTTATTGATATAAGTAACCTTGCAAAAGGACTTAGATACCTTGGAAATCTCGAAGGTATAGAGATTTTTGCATATAACGAATGGTATTGGGATGGTTCTGTCGACCAGCCTATGATTCCAGACGATCAGGTTATTATAGGAAGTACTCAAGCGGGTTCTAGCATGTACTATGGTCTAGTACTTGATCTTAAAGCTGGTGGTTTTGTTGGAACAAGATTTTCTAAGTCTTGGGAACAGGAAGATCCGAGTGTAAGATGGATACTTGCAGAATCGAGACCGATTCCTAGCATTAATCAGGTAAGTGCTTATATGGCTCCAGTTGTGGTATAGGTAGGAGGTAAACGTGAAATACAAAGCTCTATGTTTCTTGGTAGGAGATATATCTCTGGATGTCGGAGAAGAATTTGAACCTACTAAGAAGCAGAGGCCTTTTATTGAAGGTCTCTTAGAAAGAAAAAAGATCGAAATTGTGAAAGAGGAAGTTTTTGAAGTTGACGAGGCTGCGAAAGATGTAGTCTTCGAGGATCCTCCTAAAATCGGAGGCCCAAAAGTCAGCAACCCTAAGAAAAGTAAGAGTAAGAAGGTTATGGAAGACATAGACTTCTTCACATAGGTGAATTATGACATTTAAAGCACAATTAGCAAAAGATGTCGAAAACGTGTTCTTCAACACCGATGAAGGGGCTAATACTGTAGTATATCAACCAAAAACAGGGGGTAATATTACAGTAGATGCCCTGATCGAGTACGAAACTGTCTTGGACACGGACGGTTATGGGGCTTCTGAGGTAGGAACTATAATGGTCAAGCGATCGGATGTCGAGAAGCCCACATATGGTGATAAAATAGTCATAAGTGGTTATTACTGGACTGTTTACCATATAAGATGGGCTAACCCAGAAGCTTTCTCTCTAGAGATAAGGAGAGATGAGAGAGGTAGAGTATAATGACTAAGTTTAATATTGTTAATCTTCTAGACGAGATAGCAACATCTATTTCGGCAGATTCCTCGATCCAGGCTTGGTCTAACTCTAATTTCTCGAAGAATCTTACTGTTGATGTGGGATATAACCCGGAAACACCTCCAGGACAAGAAGATATGCCAAGAGTTGTTATTTTTTTGTGTAACAGAGTGCAGAATAAGATGTTAGAAGCTGACATTTCTATAGGGTGTATGATATCTGAAGATAATATCGATAATTCTGTCGCAAACGTAAAAAAATACACAGGGTGGTACAGAGTCGAAGAGTTGGCTGATATGGTAGAGGATTGCATATATAGATCGGGGATAGGATCTGTTCAACCGGGTGGTGAAACAGAAAATCAATGTAGATTTCCTATTTTTGAAACTATCTCCACGATAAAAATTATGATACCGCAAGTCGGTAGAAGATAAGGAGTTATACAATGGCTGGAATTTTTACGACTAATGACTACACCATTTCCAAAGGAATCCTAATGTTCCAACCCAATGGTTCAACAGGATTTGAGGATTTTGGTAATGTGTCTGAGTTGAAGATTAAAGAAGAGATCGAGAAAAAAGAGCATTATGAGTCAAGAACTGATGCCGCTAAACGTGATGATATCACTGGAATTAGAAACAAGGCTTCCGGTTCCTTCACTCTAGATTCCATCTCAAAAGAGAACATGACTAAGTGGTTTTTGGGTACCAGTGCTGAGTCCTCACAGACAGCGGCAACCGGTAGTACTGCTAGCATTACTGTTGGAACTCTCAACAGTTGGCAAAAAGTGGGGTCTTACGAGATTGATTCTCTCGTTGTCAAGGATGAAACAGACGTAACAACCTACGTGCCAAATACCGATTACAAGGTAAATAACACAACTGGTATGATTCAGATACTTAGCACAGGGTCTATATCTGTTGGGGATGTACTACACTTGACTTATAACGAGGCTTCTGTCTCCATAAGTACTATCAACGCAGCAACTACCACTGATATAAGGGGTATTGTGCTATTTAGTGCTGACCCACTTCGTGGAAACGTAATGGATATAGAGGGTTATGCTACTCTCACCCCTTCAGGTGAGTATTCTGCTATAGGAGAGGACTACATATCTGTAGGCTTTGACTTAGACTTCGTAGGTCATGCAGATTATGAACCAGGACTTTTCAACGTGATTAAACGCGGTAACGTGTAAAAAAAAGATGAAGATTAAAATATTAGCAAGAAACTTTGATATTACAGATGAGTTTCTTGCTTCTTACAGTGGACGAATAGATAGAGCTTCTGACAAAGGACTTAAGAAAGTAGGATATTATATTGCCAGGAAAGAAATAAAAAGTTTTATCAAAGAGAGTCCTGAATTTTCTGGCCCTTCTGTCTTAACCGTAAACTACAAGAGTAGTTACAGGAAGCAGACGAAGATAAAAAGAAGGGTGCTACCTAGACGTAGAACTTTTCAATATTTGTCTGGTATGTCTAAGTATAATGTTACAAACAACACTCTATCAGTTGGTTGGGGCTACTCACGTGATTTTAGTAGCAACCTAACTAAGATAGCAAAACGTGTTGAAAAGGGTCATTATACTAGAGTTACACCAAGAATGAGAAGATATTTTGGAAATACTTTATTACCTTTAAAAAAATCTACTAAGTATCTTAGGACTAAGCCGAAGCCTATTATTAGTAAGGTGATGGGTAATATTAAGAGCGGTTACGTGCAGGTATATGAAACTAAATTTTCGAAGAAACTAGGAGACTAATAATGTTTGGACGAACTAAAAAATTGTCTATTAATGACAAAGAGATAGTAATCAGAGAGCTTAAAGTACGAGAAATCAAAGAGATGAAGGACATAATAACAGGTACGGTTAAATTTGAGACCGACGTGAAGATTGTTGAGGGGGCTGTCAGTTATTTCATCGACAATTTGTTAGATTCTGCCACAGATGAATCAAGGAACGTTTTAGAGGTAGATGGTGGGTCGGTAAGAATAGAAGGCAAAAACGTAGGTGAAATAATCCACCTAAAATGTGAGAAAAGTAAATCACCGGAAGAATTTATGCTAGTTATTGCTGAGAAAGTAGCAGGTATAAGCAAAGACGATATTGATGAACTGTACCCTTCTCAAATTGAAGAGATAGTTGACGCTGTGAAAGAGGTGAATAAAGGTTTCCTGAATCTATTGGGGAAAGTGGGAATAAAGATGGAAGACTTCGTGAAGTCTGTAGAAACAGCGATGACAGCTTAGAAAATAACGTGTGCGTGCTCGTCCAAAACGGGCATGCATACGCTGATGTTATCGAATACCCCTTTTCTTTTTTCACGACGGCACTCAAGAGTGTAGCAAGGTCAAAAATAGCTGACATAAAAGGCTTTGCGTTTTCTATCAGTCTGCTATTAGACAAAGAAGGAAACAAGACCCTTGATAAGTTAGAGAAACAAATAGACGGAGGCTAAAAATGAGTAAGAACCTGGCACAGATCATTTTACAGGTTGAAAAAAAAGGTTTTGAGAATATAAATTTATTGCAAAAAAAGCTTGAAAATTTGAGTAAGTCTACGTCGAATATGTCTTTTGCCCCAATAGAAGAGCTTGGAAAGGCATCTAAAAATATAGTCGAAGCAGTAGACAAGGTGGGCGGTTTTATCCAAAAAACCGTAGACAAGGTAATAACCCAAGCCTCCCATAGTGTTATAGACCAAGCTGACAAA